TGTCTGTGGTACTTGTCGTGTTTTCGTATCCACAGCTTGAGCAGCACTTTTATTCGTTTTCTTAACTTTCTTCTCACTTGATATACCTTTATCTACTTTATACAAATCAATAGCTCTAGCAGCAGACTTTGCATCATTATCATTGTCATAGAGAGCTTTCTGAACCCACTGTGGTTGCTGTTCAGCCCACTCGTGAAAATCATCACTATCTCTAATAGAATCAAAGTCAGGGTGTAGGTGCATTAGCTCTACCTCTGCTTTCTCTTTTTGTGCTGTTGATTGCATGTCATCAATAGCTTTTAGTTTTTGTTCAAGAGCTTCGGATTGCTCCTTTGCTTTTTTAATAGCTATTGTTTCAACAATACCTGCTACATCAGGGTACTCTTTAATCCATGCATCTAAATCTTCATCAGACTTAGGTAACTTCATTTCCTTTTTAGTTGCAGCTGAGAGTTGCTCTTTTAGTTTGTCAATCTCAGTTTGGAAATGTTTTTCTTTTTCTTGTGCATGTCTGCGTAAATCACCATAGCGTTTTTTAAATGTACGCTCTTCTGCACTTTTAGGTTCTTCTTCTTCAGGTTCAGTAGGTTTTGGTTCGGCTTCTACCTTCTGTTCCTCTAACATTTGTTTTAGCTCTTCCTCGTCTTTTTGAATTTTATCCTCACGAGAGTATGGTTTAGAAACAAATGATACTTTTTTAGTCGGTTGCACTTCGGCTGATACTACTGTATCGTTCATATTTTACTCCTTACTAGGGCCACCGTAGCCATGTGGGGGATGGGTAGCTAGTTATTTGACAAACTTTACCGTGTTGCCAATCCACGTTTTTTTACAGAACCAGTAGGTTTGCGTAAGTTTATTTGCGATATTAAGTCTGCTCCTAATACTTTTGCTAATACTCTACCTTGTTCTGTACCCATCAAAGAACGAATAACATTTTTATCGTCCTCTGATAATAACAAATATCTTTCTCTAATTTGACTGAAGAGTTCTTCCATAATGTTTTATCCTTTGTAATAAACCTATTGGATAGACACCTAGATTAATGACTATTATACCAAACAATCCTTTTAGTGTCAACTTCTTTTTTATTATACAATCATACACAGCCTTTACAACAGATGCTGACCAATCTGATTTAGCTACGAGCTTATCAGCTATGACTTTACCCCATACATCATAACCATCTTGCCATATCTGTGATTGTTTTCTGTGCCATTGTCTAAGTTCTTTTACTTCTTTTATTGTCATAGATTTACGTTTATATGATGCTGTGCAACAGTGTGTACCATCACCTCCACCAACTGAAGGCTCTGAATAATCACTACCACTTGTATCATTACCACTATCATTATCATTGTTGACATTCATATTTTGTTCGGCTCTTTGAGCGTTACTTCTTTTTACTCTCTCATCCAATGCAGCAGCTCTTCTCATTTCGTCTGCTTCTTTTCTTTCTCTTTCTTCCCTAGCAGAGTTACTTTCACCAGAACTTATAGCAGCATCTCTTGTAGGATTATTTTGAATCATCATACGTGTCATCTCTACATTAGTTGTAGATGGATTCTTTGCTTCTTCTGCTCTTAGTTTTTCTTGAAAGTCGCTATCTCTATCTGCTTGAGCTTTTGCTACTTCAGGTTTATATGTTACAGTTTTAGCTTGTGCAATATCTTTAGCAAGGTCTGGGTCATCTACACCTTTCATGTTAAATAAAGTTTTTTGTGGTGCTAAATCAACTGTATTACGTAATACATTAAATTCATCTTCACTTGCATATCTTCCCTCTTTTAATCTTTTTGCCGCATTAGCTCTTATCGCAGTATCGCCTGTCAACGTACCACCAAATAATTTAGACGCACTAGCATCTACAATGTCTCCAGCTTTTCCTGTTATTCCTGATGATGGGTCTAATGGAAATGTTTTAGTTCCTCTACCAGACCGTGTTATTCTATTTTGAGCTAATGTTGACGTAATAGGTGCGTCACCAGATATATCCCCAGCATAATCAATACCCATACTTCCTGCAGGACTTCTTCTTGCTAAATAATCTCTATAGTCACCAACTTGATAAGCAGTTGGCGATTTAGGTGTATCCATAGTTGTGGGCATTACCACATCTCTGCTTGCTGTTGCACTTCTTGATGGACTTCCACTATCAGAAACAATGGGTGAAGAAGTAGTTGTAGTTTGCGTGGTTACTTCTTCTTTATCAGCAGGTGCTTCGCCTTTAGGTTTAAAACCCGGCGGCGGTGGATATAAAGGTTTGCCACCTACACTTGGTATAACAACAGTTTGTCCATCCTCATTTACAAACTCCATCGGAACAGATTGTCCCGGAGTTCCTGCAGTTGGCATTAAATCAGTAAAAGTTAATTTGGGTTGTTCAACCGTAGGTAGTCTAGGAGCTGGATTTACAACCATTGGTGGTTGCACGGTAGCAGGTTCTGTAAAACCACCCACGTTAAACTCTAAACCATCATCCTCTATTTCTAAATCGTCAAAGTTAAAAGGTATATCATCTGGAACTATAGCTTCTTCAGAGTTGCCCATTTGACCCATAGCTTCCATAAGTTTGAGACCTTGCTTTGCCTTTTGTCTCATTTTCATAAGAGTATCAAGACCATAATACCGCACTACATCAGCAGGAAAAACAAATTCACCTTCACTTAGTTGTGCTGGTATATCATCTCGTACTTCTTTTTTGAGAGAACCGATGGGAACATCATTACCTGATATGGGGTCTTTACTGCCACCTTCATCTTTTAATCCCCCTTCATTAAAGAGTTCCATCTGTTGTCCCATCATAGCACGCTCCTATAAACTGTTCATATTATCTCTAAGTTTCCTTAGTTGTTTAAGTGTAGCAATTGCACCTTGCGCCCTATGAAGCATAATTAAATCACTTGTCTGCTCCATTATGGCATGATTCTGTGCAATTACATACGTTAAATAGTTACTGAAGTTGTCCCATTGGTCCTTGTTGTTGACCAACGGCTTCAGCTTGTTGATTAGTTCCTCTCGTGGGCTGTTGTTCATTTCCTGTAAATCCTTGCTCTTGCGGTAAAGGAACTTGTCCCGTACCTATAGTTCCACCACCTGCTCCTGTTGGGTCATTGGGGTCTGCTCCAGCCATAGGAGGTGTTTGCTGTGGCTGTTGCTGTCGCTGAAACTCTTTGAGCATTTCTGCTTGTAGTGCTGCTTCGCTCATATTGTTTGTCACTTTGTCTGGGTCAAGGTCTAGTGACTTAGCAATCTCTCGTATAACATATTGAAACTTTGCAAATGGTGCTAGAGCTGGGTTACTCGCCACACCTAAGAATTGCATAAGTCTTTGACTACGCACTTCATTTGCCATTAAGCTTTCTGTACCACGAGCTTTTACTTCCAAGTCTCCTTTTATTTCAGGGTCAAAGTCAAACTGCATATTAAATCTAAACAAACCTTCGCCTAATGGTCTAAGTAAATAGTCATCTACATTTTTAATTACAGTTTTTATGCTACCACTCGCAGCGTTCATTAACATTGATATGCCACTTGCTGTTCGTCCAACACCACTTACTCCTGTTTGTCCATGAGCAAATGATGGCATACCTGTACTTTCATCAGATAGTTGTCTAGCCTTATCAAATAACATCATATTTTCTGACGCAACATTTGGATACTTTGTACCAAACAAAGCTTGTCCCGGTGCGCCACCTTGTCTTCTAAATATTTTTCCGGGATACAATGATAAGTCTTGTCCCGGAACTAAGTTAGTTTCATCTACTTCAAATATTAAGTTGCCTGACAATACAGCGTTATCTACAGCCATACGCATAAAGCCGTTCATTAATGTCTGTGTATCATCCATATTCTCAGCAATACCTACACCAAAGAAACTATATGGGTTTAATTCATAGGGTGCAGCAACATAAGGTATCTTTGCAGGTTTAAACGGATTCAATACTAATCTAAGTATTTTACCATTACATATCCACACATTAGCTTGTAGCTCATCAAATTCATTTAACTCTTTTGGTATTTCTACCTCTTGCTCCTCTAACATTGCAGTATCTACTGTACCCCAATATTCAAGAACTTCAAATCTATCTACACCATGTTCGGGTGCATAATCTGATAAATCATCTTCCCAATATTCTTTTGTGTAGTTTTCTCCTGCATCAATAACTTCATCAATAACTTTATCTCTAAAGTATGGTCGCTTCTTTAAACTACGTAACTGTGACCTAGACATTTTATGTCGCTCAATAACATACTGAGCTTCTTCCATGTTATTAGCATCAGGGTCAGGATAGAAGTTCCAAACAGATACATGATTAACTTGTGGCACAGTCTTAAACACTGGGTCGTATTCACCCTCATCATTCCAATTTGGATATTCTTTATCTACAGCAAAAGGTCCTTTCATAATACCTGTACCAAATAGAGCCATCTCAAATGCACTGCTACGTAAATTTTTATTTGCACCTGACTCTTCTAGTTGGTCATGTATTTTTTTCTGCATCTTTTTTGCAGCAACCATAGCTGGATTAAACTCTATAGCCGTAGGTGTTTTACCTGTACCCTCTTTTAATTTATCTTCAATAGGCTCTAATTTATTTTCTAAAGGTCCTAGTTTTTCTAGCAAACTCTTTTGAGTTGCACCTGCAGGTAAATCTTTACCGTCACCATTAAATCCATATGGTGTTTGCTCTTCAGGCTGTCTTATTCCTTCAGGTTCTAGTGGGTCAAAATGTACATCATCAACCACACCTTCGGGTAATTCTGTTGGTTCTATAGATAGGGGAAATTTATTATTGGCAAAAAGTACATCTACAATTTGTCCATAGGCAGCAAGTGTTTTAGTTTTTGTTACCTTTATAAATACTCTCGACTTTTCTGCTTCTGTAAACTGAACATCAGGTCCATATAACCCACGATAGTTTCTGTAGGCTCTTATCCATCTTTGTTCATCTTGGTATCTATAATCTTCTGCACGTTTAAATTTATCCGTGACAAAACCTATCATAGTGTTTACGCTTGCGTCTGTAAACGTGCTATCTTCACTATCTCCTAGTGCGATAGCATCTTCTTCCATCATTACATCTTCAGCCATATTTTATCCTTTAATATCCAAAAACAGAATCTGCTACTCTCATTCCTACACTCGGTCTTCCTACTGGGTCATAATCAAATACACTAAATCTTGGTCGTGACATTATACCATATCTTAACGCATCATACAAATGGTCTTCTGACTTTGTATCTACATCCTCTGGATTCTTTTTGTCCAATGGGATTGACGGTAATTGAGAAACAGTATTTGTACAAGTATTGAAAAAAACCAAACGTGGTTCTTCAGTAAACTCATCAACTTGCAATCGTCTGTGTACTTCATTTTTTCCTGCAACTCTACTTCCTCTACTTCTGTCTGATGGTCTCCAACGACAACCTTTACTAATCATTTGCTCTGCTAGTGAAGGTCCTGTGTCTCCTCTTTTGTGCCATAAAGAACTATCTAACACTCCATACTTTATATTACCGTCCTCTGCTTCTAACTCTAACACCATATCTGCTAAGTCAGTGGCTAATATTTTAGATACGTATAATTCTCTATATACTATTATCTGTTCGTTTGGTGCTACAGCAAACCATAAAACTGCTGAATAACTTCCATAACCATAGTCGCACGCTCTAAACTTTACCCAATTAGATGGAATATGAAAAGGCTCAACAACATGAATGTCACGGTTGAACTCAGTAAAAGCCGCACCTTCTTTAATGTCCCAATCCCCTTCAAGTAACTGCCTTCGTTGTTGCTCTGGGAGCGAAAGGAGCATTGCTTCGTAATCTCCTGATTGGGATAAGAATGGGTTGTCTGATAATCTCGCTGGAATAAACCTGCGTTTGAACAGAGCCTTTCCTGCTTTAGAGTGTCCAGCTGGGTATCGTAATACTTCATTTGTCTCAATGTTTGTTGCATCAAATTTTTTTCCATAAGGTGCTGGGTCAATAAACATTTTCTTAACCCATCCGTGTCCCCTACCTCCGGGGTTTGTTGTAGCCCTCATAAAGATAGGCAAATCAGGCGCAGTGGAACGTAGACGAGAACGCATGTAATCCCATGCATATGGTGTGGACCATTGTGTTAACTCGTCAAAACCTATCCAACTAAATGCTAGACCCTGATAACGCAAGACATCTTCATCTCTATCAAGATAAGACATCCACAATCTTGCGCCAGATGGTGCGGTCCACTGCATCTTTCTTTCTGACCACTTTATGCCGGGCCATATTTTTGGATACAACTCTTGCGACTTAAATATA